TAATTTACACTTCCAACTTGAGCGCAATCTTCATCATAAGGAGTTGCGCCAACTTCAATTCTTTCCATATTCATTACATATACCTTCTATTTCTATCTTTTACCACTTCTTGTTCCATACACTGTGTACAAACTGAATCTTCAGGTAGTTCTTCATACATAGCTTCACAGTTTTTACAAATATACACTATTCCTCATCCTCGTCATAATCTTCATCCCAATCTCCAAACATTTCATCCCAACATTTAGGATGAGTTCCGCTAATCATAACTTCACGCTCTTCCGCAGTCAAATGAGGAAACACAACGTGAATAAATTCATTTTTAATGAACAGTCTTTCATATTCATCTTTGGTTAATGCAAACAAAGTTATTTCTTTACAATGAGTACATTTCTTTGTAAACTCATAAGCTGAGTCTCCAAGGCTATAAATACTATCTGCTCTCATTTTTACTCTCTTCCTTTAAAGTGTTCTTCAGTTCCATAAATAGTTTCATCATTTTCAATACCCCAAGAATATTCACAACAAAGTGGATAATCCTTATTGTCAGTAGCAACACAATGGCTACCGCGCATTTTATCTGCAGACAAATTAGGAACTGTTCTAAAAAACTCAACCGCACAAGAATGGCAGAACAATAGCTCAACCATTTCTAAATCAATAAACATTCCATAACCCCCGGTCAATGTCACATACAATGCATTGTCTGGATTTGGATTAAATTCGATAGTGCTGTTGCACTTATCACAAATAATTGTTTCTTTAGGCTCCATTTAATTCCTCACATAGTTTGGATTGTTTCTGTAAAACAAAAACATATTTATTTCATACATCATCATTTGATGAACATAGTTACTAGCCATTTCTACTCTTGTAGAAAAGGCATATCTCTTATTTTTTGCAATGTTTTGAACTGCTAAATTCTTAACTCTTTGTGCATAAAAAGTATGACGTTCTTTTTTAATTTCAAAAGAATCAATGACTTTAATAATCATTTTGCCAACTGTTTTATTGCCAGATTTTGAATTAATTCCATAATCAGCCGAAAGAAATATTTCAATCTCTTTTTCAGTAAGTTCATACTTTACATATTCATCTATTTTCATTGTTCCTCCATGAAACATTCAATTACCAGTCCAACTGCTAATAAAATAAATGGACTCATTACGACTCCAAATACTAAATACTCAACCATTAACTTAAATCCTTCCCAGATTCAATTTGTTTTGTTTTTTGTTCTCCACAACCATTAGGGCACTCTGTAAGTTGTCCTTTTTTTAATTGAAAAGAATGCATTGCTTTTTCTGTTTTAATTTTATGTCCACAAAATAGAATTTGAATTGCTTCAAATCTACCGGGAGCTTTTGTTTTAATCATTCTATTAATCTCCTTTTTGTAACATATCTGCTCTAACATTTAGTTCTCGCAGGTCTTCTTTTTTAATCCAAAAGTAATTGCATTTATGAAGTAAAGCCGGAGTATAAATCTTACGAAATTCTCTTTCTCTTTCATCAAGACCAATACGATTACATACTTCATCTAAGCAGTAATCATAACCAGCTTCAAATCTTTCATCAATAAAATCACAATTGCATATCTTACAAATTGCCATTGTCATAGCTCGCTTTCATTTCTTCCATAATGTTTTGATAAACTTTAATCAAAGTTGTAGATGCTTCTTGACGCTTTTCCATTATCTCGATTTTTGCTTTTAACAAAGCGTTATGCTCTTCGAGCAGCTCAATCTTTTGCAATAGGGAATCCATATTTAACATTTTTTATCCTTCTACTATTAATGTAATGTAAGTTTTATCTTTTGACCAACGCTTGTGAAGATCAATATTGTTATACAAAGCTGATTGATTAATCGCTCTAATTACTTCTTTCTTTTCAGCATTAGATGTAACAACCATTTCAACTTTAATTTGATCACCAAATCTCATACCTGAGATAATCTTATGAAACTTCTTTTCAATATCTGTTTCAAACTTGATTTGTTCTTTTTGGTATGAGTAATGTCCAATAACATCTCTTGTTCTCATTTTTCCTCCTAATAAGAAAGGGTTGGCATATGCCAACCCTTTGTTTAATATTACTTTTTCTTTATGGGCTAACTATTAGATTGATTCTTCAACCAGATCTAAAGGCTGTACTAATTCCAAAAGCATTTCGCCTCTTGAATCTTGGACAATAATGTATTTGTCTTGAGTAATCAAAACATTTAACATTTCCAATTGATACATACGCAGCTCATCTCTATACTCTTTAGCCAATACGCTAGTCATATCATCAGTATCAACATTCATCAAACGCAAATTCTTAATAGACTTACGAATCTGAATACGAGCCAATGCCATAACCAATTCAGTACCAGGATCATTTCCCCAATAGTTTCTGTCAATTAATGGACTATCAAATAGAGAAGGTGTTTTCTTTTTTCTTGGAGTAGAAGAATATTCAATCTCTGATTCATCTATGAACTCAAATTCCATTTCATTCACCTTTCCCAAATTTATTTATTCCGTCAATAACTAAATCAACAAGAACACAAAGTCTTTGCTGTTCATATTCGCGAGGAATAATCAATCCTTTTGCTAATTGCCTTTGCAAATTCTCTAATTGAGAAATTGCCTTATCATAAATACTAATGTCAATGTTAGTTTCCATTGTTTTCTATCTTTCTACTTTACTTCAATAATTTCAATAGTCTCAATGTCTAAGTTTGAGAATTTGTAATCACGATGACTTTTAGCAAACCATTGAGCCAATTCCAAAGTTGGAAAAGTATTCAATACATAAACTTTGTCTTTAATCATGTCCCAAAGATTAGGGTCAAGACCATCACAATTTTTGTATTTTTGCTCATCCAATTTTGCTATGATTTGATATTTCATTTTGTTCATTTTGTTTCTTCTTTCTTTTTGTTTGCGAAGTATTCGTTAGTGCTAAGATTAGCACGTTCTAAAATCTCATCAATAGTCAAACCGTTAGGATTTGTCTTACCCTTAGGCGGAACATAATCCTCAGGAAAAGCACCAGCAGAAGTCACAGTAGAACTAATATTGATACTCTCATCTTTACTAACATTTGCAACATTAGTAATACTTGCACCCGTAACTGAATGCATACCTGAACGGCGAACTCTCATCACACGCTTACGAATAACTGAATCAGCACCATCAGGAAAAACAATAGCCGGGGCATTAGCCAATTTCCTACGATAAGCCTGCATAAAACGCATAGCCGAACCCGAATCTATTTTGCGGCCTGTATCTGTAACAAATACAAAACGGATACTCATGTTTTCCGTAATCTTGATATAATCGACAATCTTGCCGAAATCTTTTACGCCATTTGATAACTGAGTATTTAGCATGGCAATTACCTTAGCTTCATACGCATCATTTAGAGAAGTCATACCTCAACCTTATCGTTTATACAATGAAATACCACGTGCAATTCGTAACCTAATTGTTGCGCTATTTGTGGCATAGGGATAGTCTATACGCTCAAAGAATAGATTCGCTACTCAAAAAACAGATTTCTTTTGGGAAATTTAATTGGTCGATAAATGGCTCAAACAAAGGATCAGAAATCGAGAAGTCCAGGCTAAAAGATGATCTGTTCTTTTACATAAAAAACGAGCTAAAGTTTTAGCCCCGGAGGAGCGTGTAACTTTAGCCCATTTTTTTAGCGTGTAATTTTAGCAATTGTTTGAGGCAATTCACACCACGCAATCTTTTAGCAAATAATGCACAAATTTTAGTATATTTTTCTGAGCCTATATATGTATTTCAAATCTTTACAAAAAGGTAAACAAATTGACTTAATCAGCTGGCTTAGCATTATCAATAAGGAATTGCATAAGAGTTCCTGTATATTTCATCCGGCCCATATGCGTTAACTCAATAGATGGGTCAGTCCAAATGTCACCATCCATCTTTTGCCAATAGCGACAAAAACCATAATCCTCAGATAAGAATCTATTATCTTCGTCTACATAAGAATTAAACAATGCATAAGAATGCTTTCTTTCTTCTTCAGAAAGCAGAGCAGTATCGTCATCATATTTTAATTCAGGATACTGAGCAAACATCTTTTCAAATGCGCTACGCTTAATCATCATAAAACCAGTGCCGGCATCATGAACAGAAATTGCACCATTTTCTACAACAATTTTGTCATCTCCAAATCTAACTGGATTGACAACAAATCTTGTACTCAAACCCAAAAGCTTATCTGGATCAGTACCATTCTTAGCAGCTTTAGCAACCTTCTCCCAATTTATATCCTTTATGGGGTATGCACCAGTAACAATTTCTTTATCATGCCATAACATTTTAAGAATATCATCCGGGTTAAATGCTAAGTCAACATCAATAAAAACCAAATGAGTAAACTCAGGGTTTGCCATAAACTTGGCTACAAGCTGATTTCTTGCTCTGCTGATTAGAGAGTCTGATAATGTACTAATTGAAAACTTTAAACCAATGTCTTTAAAACCCATTGCTGTTCTTAACATTGACATAAAAAACGGTTCTGTTACTTGTTGGTCATAGCAAGGCAAAGCAAAAAGAGGATGCCATTCTTTTATTTGTTCATGTGTAATTTCAATTTCTTGTTCTTTTGATTCAATCATAAATAAGAGTATACACAATAAAAAGACCCCGTGCGTTTCCACACGGGGTCTTTATGGGATTATTTATTCAATAATCACTTGGATGTTGTAGACTTTGCCTTTGTCTTTACGCCAGCAACTTCGTTTGCCATTACAGAAGAGTTATCTGATGTGTCAAGAGTAGCCTTAAAGAAAAGGCTGCTCTCATTTGCATCAAAACGGATAACAATATTGTAACCCAACTTCTTAGCCTGAGCACGAATACGCTGTTGCATTGAATTGTAAGCCTTACCCTTTTCAATTCCCTTAATGCAGAACTTATCGCCGGTCTTAACAGAATCGTTAAGAGCTTCAATAATCATTTGCAATTCTTCAGACACTCTGCCACTACGAGAGATTTCTGGAAAATTATCTACTTTCTGAATGCTGATTGACATTTTATTCTTCCTTTATGGTATTTGGATTTTTTACGGTGTGAGAAGGTGTTCCCTACCTCGTTGAAAATCAGCATAGCATCACCATTCGGAAGATGTAGTCAGTTTGTGAACTTTCTTTAAAAAAGTTTTTTAACCAACATAATCGTGATTAAAATTCGTCAACAGTATGCTTCTCATATTTGCTAGAAGGCTGTGTCTGTTTTGCAAACTCAATTTGCAACTTTTGCAAGGCCAGTCTTGTAACCGTTAAATCGAAGTTTAATGTGCTAATTTGCTTGTTCAATTCTGCAATGATTTCATCAACAGTTACCTGTAGTGAAGAACCATTTTCTAAATCATGTCTATCCATCTCTCTGCACCTCCAATCTCTTTTCTATCAGTTCCTTGGAACATTCCTAAATCGTTATTGAATACGCTTACCGTAGAAAAGTCTTCAAATTCGTCATCCATTTCAAATACTGGACTAGGACTTAATATCTCAATCTCAACCTCTGAGTCAATTGCTGCCATACTCATAGCTTTAAATACAGAACCGGCCAATGCATCAGCCAAGTCTTTAGACCCAGTAGAAGGGTGATCAATTTTGTTATTTCCAAAAAGCTTTAATTTAAGAAGTTCTTCTTCAACCAATAGCTCATTCCAATAACCACGCAATCTTGTATCATACATACAAGACATTAGAGTGTCATAGTCAGTCTTTTTAACGCTATGGAAGTCTGAATTAATTCCCATGCTTCTAAGACTCTGAATCATTTCAATAGATTGCCAACGGTCAAATGTAACTAATCCAACATCAAATTTCCTATGAAGATCGACAATCATTTGTCTAATTGATGCAAAGTTAATTTCTGCACCAACTGTTGCTTCCCAAGAGTAAACAAGGTCAACATTAATAATAGGAAGTTTCTCCACACCCATTGATGTTTTAATTTCCTTAAAGCCAGCACAATGCGACATGCAAAGAGCAGCCCTATCTCGTTTTAAAGCCAAGTCAACATGGATAAATCTTGTAAACCCATCTTTATTATTAAACCAAGGTTTAAACATACCCTCATCATCAACCGGGTCTTCTCTATATGTAAAAGACTTTCTAACTAAATCAGCATCTCTAAAGTATGCGTCTTCCATGTTCGGTGGTTCACATTCAAATCTTGCTCTTGCCTGAATAGGATTGCGGACATATTCTGACTCTAATTGCTCTCTCTTAATCGTAGGATTAACTTCCCAAGTAGCAGCTTTCATTGACCAGGTTTTTGGTTCATTATTATTTCTAGAATCAAAGTATCTCTGTTGGATAAAGTCACCTTTATAGCGAGGGAATGATAGAAGAATAACTTTTCCTATTTCTGGGAAACGAGACATAACAGATAGCTTACTCATGTTATAAATTGCAGAAGCAGAACCTTTTGATCTTGTTTCTCCCTTTAATTCCACATCAGTTTTAAAAGCTGCAATCTCGTCAAGAATAATAGTCATAACTTCATAACCTTCCCAACCTTCACTTTCAGAGTGACCTGAGAAGCATCTAACTGGTCTACTAAAGAAAAAGATTTCAGATACTCTTGGTTCAAATCCAACATCATTAAAGAATGGAGAACCAAGCAATAAGTTTTTAAAAGGCTCAAA